TCAAGGCGAAGTCCGGTCTGGCGCTGCGGGCGGGTCTGGCCCGGGTGGCCGCCTGGGGCTGGATGTTCAAGGCCTACACCCAGCGGGACTGGGCGATCTTCAGCCAGACCTATGGCCAGCCGGTGCGGGTGGGCAAGTTCGGGCCGGGGGCCACCAAGGAAGACCGCGACACCCTGTTCCGCGCCGTGGCCAACATCGCCGGGGATTGCGCGGCGATCATCCCGGACTCGATGCAGATCGAGTTCATCGAGAGCGGCAACGTCGGGGCTGCCCACACCCTTTACAAGGAGCGCGCCGACTGGATCGACCAGCAGATCAGCAAGGCGGTGCTGGGCCAGACCGCGACGACCGATGCGCTGACCGGCGGCATGGGATCGGGCAAGGAGCACCGCGAGGTCCAGAAGGACATCGAGACGGCCGACGCCCGCGCCCTGGCGGCGATCCTGAACCGCGACCTGATCCGGCCCTGGGTGCAACTGAACCACGGCCAGGTGCGGGTCTATCCGCGCCTGCGGATCGAGCGGGTGGAACAGGAAGACCTCAAGGCGCTGGCCGACGCGCTGGGCCCGATGATCGACCGCGGGCTCGAGGTCGAACAGGGGTCGATCCTGACCCGGTTCGGTCTGCCAGAAGCCAAGGCCGGGGCCAAGATGCTGCGCCCTGCGGGGGGCGCGGCCGCAGCCACCGCGCTGCCGACCGACCCATCGGTGTCGGATCGCGGAATTAAACGCAATCCCGGCGAATTTAAACGGGTTGAGGCCCTTCCGGGGGCGGAGGCCGCGTTGCAGGCGGAAGGGCCTCTGGCGGGCAAAAAACCGGGGGGGTCGCCCGAGGACGTACTGGCCGTCCGGATGGCGGTCGAGGCCGCCCCGGCGATGGCGGCGATGCTCGATCAGATCGAGGCGATGGTCAGGTCGGCGGGCAGCTTTGACGAGCTGCGCGAGATGCTGCTGGCGGGCTTCCCGGACATCGACGCAAGTGTTCTGGCCGACGTGATCGCCCTCGGTCTGGTCGCCGCCAATGCGGGCGGCCAGATCGCGGTGGACGAGGCGGCAAAGTGACGGGCGTTACCGCCGCCTTCAACAAGCCGTTCAAGTTCCAGGTCGCGGCCTTCCGGTTGCGCCTGGCGCAGCTGCAGGCCACGACCGGCTGGACGGATGTCTGGCAGTCGGAACATGACCGCGCGTTCATGGTGGCGGGGGCGATGAAGGCCGATGTGCTGGCCGATCTGGCGGCGGCCGTGGACAAGGCGGTCACCCAGGGCACCACGCTGGAAGAGTTCCGCCGCGATTTCCGCAAGATCGTGGCCGAGAAGGGCTGGCAGATTTCGCCGGCCGGGCAGGGCACGAAGAAGGGCGAGGCCTGGCGGACCAAGGTGATCTACCGCACCAACGTGTCGACCAGCTATCACGCCGGTCGATTCGCGCAGCTGACGGCAGCGAAGTTCCCCTACTGGATCTACTTCCACGGCAACTCGGCCGAGCCGCGCCTGCAACACCTGGCCTGGAACGGTCTGATCCTGCCGGCGGACCATCCGTTCTGGGCCACGCACTATCCGCCGAATGGTTGGGGGTGCAGCTGCTATGTCTCGGGCGCGCGCAGCCTGAAATCGGCGGCGATCCTCGGCGGCAAACCCGACCTGAAGCTGCCCGACAACTGGGCCAGCATCGACCCGCGCACCGGGGCACCGGTCGGCATCAGCAAGGGCTGGGCCTATGCGCCCGGGGCGACCGTGGCCAATACGGTGGCGGCGCTCGCGAAGAAGCTGGACGATCTGCCCGGGCGTCCGTCCGTCGATCTGATCCAGTCATGGTTGCGGACGAACGCTTTTGCGGAGTGGTTCGCCGCTCCGGTCGGAAGCTGGCCGCTGGCACGCCTGACGGACGCGGACGCCGCCATGATAGGATCGACACAAAAGGTCGCGGTCCTGTCGGAACAGAGCGCCGAGAAGCAGGCACGAGAACATCCTGAACTGACTGCGCAAGATTACCTGGCGGTTCAGTCGGTCATCGACAACGCGACCCGGCGCATCCGGGAAGACGCACGCCGCCTGATCTTCGTGCAAGAGGTGGAAGGCGCACCCGGATATGTCCTCGTCGTGAAGGCCGTCATCGAGAAGGACGAGTTGTGCATCGTCAGCTACCGGCGTCTGTCAAAGGATCAGGCCAAGCGGGACCGGGACATCCTCAACCTGCTTCGCAAGGACAAATGATGTGCGGGCGACGAGGCCTCCCACCCGGTTGCCCGGAAACCTCGTATGGCGCTCCGATCCCGAGATCGTGCTACGGCAGGGAGATTTGCACCCTGTCGCGCCCGCAGGAAGGAGATAGCCATGTTCATCGTCGAACTCAAGGCTGACCAGGTCACCGGCGCGCTGGACCGGCTGAGCGGCAGCATGGACGACATGACGCCCCTGATGGAGCAGCTCGGGGAATATCTGACCAAATCCACGAAGGACCGGTTTGCCGATGGCAAGGGTCCTGACGGCGCGGCCTGGGCTGCAAATTCGCCGGTCACGCTTGCGCGCAAAAGCAGCGTCAAGCCGCTGGTCCAGTCGGGCACGATGCGAGAGGGGATCTTTCACGATGCGGGACGCGACTTCGTCGAGGTCGGCTCGGGTGTCGTTCAAGCCGCCATGATGCAGTTCGGCGGCACCCGGGCCGCGTTCCCGCATCTGTGGGGCGACATCCCGGCGCGCCCCTTCATCGGGCTGTCACCGGAGGACGAGACCAACATGCTGGACATCATCGAAGAATACTTGACCGGGGCGATCACCACCGCGTCTTGACCGGACCCCACCGGCCATGCAGGCTTGCGGCATCCGCGGGGGCCTGCGTCTCCGCACACCGTTGCGGATGTTTTGACGCCTTCGATGTCGCGATGATCGCGGCATGAACACCCCGCCCCGCCCGCTTCTGGCCCTGATGGCCGCCATGGATCTGCCCGCCGGGGCGGATGTGCCCGACTGGGTGCATCTGCTGCCTGCGGACAACACCATCCGCACCTTCGACGGGCGCGGACCCTACCGGGTTGTCGATGCCGCCGCCGTGATCGCCGCCTCGATGTCGGACGAGCGCGGCATGCTGATCGATGAGAACCATTCGACCGACAAGATCGGCCAGCAGGGCGGCGAGGCCCCGGCGCGCGGCTGGATCAAGGAGCTGCAGGCCCGTGCCGACGGCATCTGGGGCCGGGTCGACTGGAACGCCTCGGGTCGTGCGCTGCTGGCCGACCGCGCCTATCGCGGGATCAGCCCGGTGTTCTTCCACACCAAGGCGGGCGAGGTGCTGCAGATCCTGCGGGCCAGCCTGACCAACGTTCCCAACATCAAGAACCTGACCGCCCTGAACATGGCCCAGAAGACGGCCCAGAAGATGGAGAGCCCCGTGACCCTTGAAGAGTTCCTGGCGCGCCTGGCCGAAAAGCTGGGCCTGCCCGCCACCGCCACCGCCGAAGAGGTCATGGCGGCGATCCCGGCCAAGTCCGACATGAAGCCCGCCGCCGCGATGCAGTCGGCCCTGGCCGCGATCGGCACCGAGCTGGGTGTCGACGATGCCAACCCCACAGCGATCCTTGCCGCCGTGAAGGGCAAACTGGCTCAGGGCGCGGCGCAGATATCGCTGCAGGCCGAGAACGCGACCCTGCGCGGTCGCCTCGATGCGCTGGAGATGGCGCAAAAGCGCGCCGCTTCGGAGGCCTTCATCGACGGCGAGATCGCGAACAAGCGGGCCATCCGGCCCGAGGACCGCGAGTTCTACATCACCTTCCACATGGAAGACCCCAGCCGGGCGCAACGCGCCGTCGCGGGGCTGATGACGCTCGCCACGTCGCATATGGCCAGCGCCCCGCCCGACACGGACGCGGTGATCACCGCGCTGAACGCCGAGCAGAAGGCGGTCGCCGACCAACTGGGCCAGCCGCATGACAAATTCCTCGCCGCGCTGCAGGCGGATGCCAAGAAGGAGGCAAACTGATGGTCGCTCTGACCGACAACCGCTCGACCCCGCAAATGGGTGAGGGCGACCGCGTGGGCCTTCTGGGCCTCAACCAGGCCATCTTTTCCGGTGCCCTGCTGATGCGCAACGCGTCGGGTCACCTGATCGAGGGGGCGACGGCAACCGGTTCGTTCGGGGCGGGTCGCGCCGAAACCCCGGCCACCAGCACCACCGCCGGGGTGACGAATATCGAGTTCCGCGAGGGGGTGTTCCGCTATGCCAACTCGGCGGCGGCTGACCTGATCGCCACCGCCGACATCGGCGCGGTCTGCTACATCGTCGACGATCAGACGGTGGCCAAGACCAACGGCACCAACACCCGATCCCCCGCCGGGGCCGTCGTGGACGTGGACGCGATCGGCGTCTGGGTCCGGTTCGACGAAGTCCTCACCCGCGCCCTCCTGTCGTAAGGAACAGCCCTGATGATCATCACCCAAACCTCCCTTCAGGCCCTGCGTGTCGGTTTCAGCGCCGAATACCAGAACGCCTACGATTCCGTCCCCAAGATGAAGGACCGCATCGCCAAGACCGTGCGCTCCTCGACCGCGATGAACACCTATGGCTGGCTGAAGGGCCAGACCGGCCTGCGCGAATGGCTGGGCCCGCGCCAGATCGACAACCTGACCGAAGCCTCCTACGTCATTCTGAACCGGCATTTCGAAAAGACGGTCGCGGTCTCGCGGAACTTCATCGAGGATGACAACCTCGCGATGTATTCCGACGCCTTCAGCATGATGGGCGACGGCGCGGCCCGCCTGCCCGAGGAACTGGTCTGGGCGCTGCTGAAAGCCGGGTTCGCGACCAACTGTTTCGACGGCCAGTTCTTCTTCGACACCGACCACCCGATCCAGCTCGCCGACGGCTCGACCGGCACCTATGCCAACACCGACGGCGGCGCGGGCACCCCGTGGTTCCTGATGTGCACCAACCGTCCGCTGAAGCCGATCATCTACCAGGAACGCAAGGCCCCCATGTTCGTCGCCAAGGACCGCGATCTGGACGACAACGTCTTTCTGCGCAACGAGTATGTCTATGGCGTCGATATGCGGTGCAACGTCGGTTACGGCCTGCCGCAACTGGCCTGGGGGTCGAAGCAGACCCTGAACGCCGCCAACTATGCCATCGCGCGGGCGGGGATTTCCAACATGAAGTCCGATGGCGGCAATCCGCTGGGCCTGGTGCCGAACCTTCTGGTGGTGCCGCCTGCGCTGGAAAGCGCGGCCCGGCAACTGGTGAACTCGGAATACGGCACGGGCGGGATCACCAACGAATGGAAAGGCACTGCGGAACTCCTCGTTGTGCCGTGGCTGGCCTGACGCCGGTCGGTTGAACCAGAGGGGGCGGCGCACCCGCCCCCTTCGTTGAGCCGACAGGAGACCGTTGAATGGCCCGTAAACCCACCGCTGAACCCGACCTGAACCCCGCCGTCAGCGACCCCACCGTCATCGACCCCGTGCAGACCGGCGAAGGGGAGACGCTGACCATCAAGGGCCCCGCCCGGGGCCGCTGGCGCGCCGGTCGGCATTTCACCCCGGAGGCCGTCATCATCCGGGCCCGCGACCTGACGCCAGCGCAGTTCGAGGCGCTGATGGACGACCCTGAGCTGATCGTCGGCATCAGCTGACATCCCGAGCGAAAGGATCCATCGCGAACCCGACCCCACGAAGCCCTCAGAGCGGCAGGGGCGGGCGATCCGAGTAGGCGAGCCGGGCGCGGACCCGGATGAACGGGGGAGGATGCCCGTGACAGGCCGGAGAGACGGCCACCCGACTTGTCCCAGGAGCGACCCGATGACCACGACGATCCTTGTTGAAGCAAACCACGGCTTGCCGGTGCGGGTGATGCCGCTGACCGCCGACGGATCCTTCGTCGGCCCGCTGGTCACCGTCGAGGCGGGGTTCGCAGAGACGTTCCACGTTCATTCCGGCCGGGA